GGAAGGTTGCAGCTTGCGTATGAACATCTACCGAAGTGGCTTCAGCAAGGAGTTATGTTATGGAATAAGGGCTCTTTGGAGCTTGAGAACGGTAGTAAAATATTAGCAGCTTCTACTTCTGCAAGTGCTGTTCGTGGTGGGTCTTATAATATTATCTTCCTTGATGAGTTTGCATATGTGCCTGCTAATGTTGCTGAACAGTTTTTTAGTTCGGTGTATCCAACCATTTCAAGCGGTAAAACCTCAAAAGTTATGATAGTAAGCACGCCGCACGGCATGAATATGTTTTACAAAATGTGGGTTGATGCTGAAGAGGGAAGAAATTCATATGTTCCAATTGAAGTTCATTGGAGTGAAGTTCCCGGCCGGGATGAGAAATGGAAAGAAGAGACAATCAGAAATACTTCTGAAGCACAATTTGCTAGTGAATTTTCATGCGACTTTTTGGGCTCTATTGATACCTTAATTGCTCCATCAAAGCTTAAAGTTATGGCATATAGAAACCCATTAAAGACAAATGCGGGCCTGGATGTATTCGCATATGCAGAGAAGAATCATACATATATGATGTCGGTTGATGTAGCAAGAGGAACAGGAAGAGACTATTCTGCTTTCGTGGTTATTGATATATCAGAAATGCCTTATAAAGTAGTCGCAAAATATCGAGATAATGAAATTAAGCCCCTGCTGTTTCCTAGTAAAATATATGATGTTGCTCGCGCATATAATCAAGCATTCGTTATGGTAGAAATAAATGATATAGGAGAGCAGGTCGCCAATATCTTACAGTTTGATTTGGAGTATGATAACCTAATGATGTCTTCCATGCGTGGTCGTTCAGGCCAGGTGCTTGGCGGGGGGTTTTCAGGGGCCCGAGCTCAATTGGGAGTAAGAACTACCAAGACTGTTAAAAGAACCGGATGCTCTAACTTAAAGCAAATGATTGAAGATAATAAACTTATTATCGAAGATTTTGATATTATCAGCGAATTATCCACATTTATTGTTAAAGGAAAGTCATTTGAAGCAGATGAAGGTTGTACTGATGATCTGGTAGCCTGCCTGTTCATGTTTGGTTGGGCAATTGATCAAGCATACTTTAAGGAATTGACGGATGTTGATATAAGAAAGACGATGATGAGAGAGCAACAGGATGCATTAGAGCAAGATATGGCTCCATTTGGTTTTATTCTTACCGGCTTAGAAGAAGATAATATTGGTGAAATGGTTGATGAATATGGTACTAGATGGAATCCTGTGGTGATAGATCATGGCACCGATTGGTGAAAAGCTAAAGAAACTCAATCAAATCATTATTTGCTTTTATGTAGCAATTAGAGCAAATAACGTGAGATTCATTCATTAAATGAAATATTTCTTGGCGACTCTTATTGCTGATGCCAACTCTTTTTGTGATTTTACGGATTTCTGAATCATGGGGAAAAAATTTTAGACAAACAGTTTCGCTTTCGCCGCAATGCTTGCAAAACTTATCTGCTAGAAATTCATTCAGCAGAACAATCCTTTTACGATAATGTAGTTTAGCTACTCTTTTGATAGTCTCTTTATATTTTTGATAATGCGTATTCATGATATTATTTATATAATTCGACACATATAAATTCATTCATTAAGAACTTGTTTTTTATAAATATTCTTGAATAACAACAACAAGAGCTCTTAAAAAAAGGAGTAAAAATATGGCTTTTCTATCTTCTCCTGGCGTACATGTAAGAGAGATTGACCTTACCAATGTTGTTCCTTCAGTTGCTACCACAATTGGTGCGATTGCTATGCCCGCATTTAAGGGCCCAGTTTCCGAAATAACAACTCTCGGAAGTGAGGAAGATTTGTTAAAGGTTTTTGGTAAACCTAATTCAGAAAATTTTGAATGGTGGTTTACTGCTTCTAGCTTCTTACAGTACTCCGATCAATTAAAGGTCGTTCGGCCTGCATCAGGATTACTTAATGCTGGTGAGGCTAGTGGCAGTGGCGTCCTTATCAAAAACGACGAAGTTTATCTTGCAGATTACTGGTCTGAATCTGGCGCTGGTACAGTAACATCAAATGATTGGTATGCAAGAACAGCTGGAACATGGGGCAATTCACTCGGTATTCAAGTATGTCCCTCTGCTACTGTATACGAGCAGCATTTAGGAACAAACAACCTAACCGCTGCCTCGGTGAGTCTTGGCGCCACAGCAGTTACGGTTGATGATGCAGATAAAGCTGGTTATGCATTTAACGTAGGCGATTTAATTTCATTCTCATCTGCTAATTCATCTTCAGATGCTACCGCTTTTACATTTATTGCTGGTGATGAAGGTAATGAGTATCAAGTTACTGGCATTTCAGGAGATGTTTTGACTATTCGTTTGTCTGGCGATCCTAATGGTTCTGGAGTGAAAGCTGCTATTCCTAATGACTCATTCATTCGTAGGCGTTGGGCTTTCTATAATCTCTTCGAAGGTGCTCCAGGCACTTCACAGTGGGCTACAGACAATGCTCGCGGCACTAATGATGAACTTCATATGGTAGTATATGATACCACTGGCGATATCACTGGTTTCGACTACGATGTTGCTGGTCAGGCAACAAATTCAGTTATTGAAAGCTATTCTAAACTTTCCAAATGCCCTGTTGCTAAAACTGCTCAAGGTGGATCAAACTATTATGTAGATGTAATTTTCAGACAATCTAGTTACATTTATTGGGGAGATCATATTGCAGCTGGAAGTAACTGGGGTACAGATGTTAATACAGCGAACGGCCCTTACACGGCTGTAAATACAGTTACAGTAGTAAGTCTGTCAGGCGGAACAGATGATTATGCAGTAAGTGCTGGTGAACTTGCGCTTGCTTACGGGTTGTTTGAGGACACTGAAAATATCGATATAAATCTGGTTCTTGCTGGACCTAGTTCTGGTGTTACTGATGATTCAGATGGAATGGATACGCATGGTACAATGCTCACCGATCTTGTAGAATTACGCAAGGATTGTGTGGCATTTATTTCGCCATATCGAGCTGGTGTAGTAAATATTTCAAGCACTATTAAGCAAACTGCAAATGTAATAAAAGGATTTGATACCCTTCCATCATCGTCTTATGTGGTTTATGACAGTGGTTACAAATACATATATGACAAGTACAATGATGTATATCGGTATGTACCACTAAATGGTGACACTGCTGGTCTTTGTGCTAATACAGATAAGGTTGCTGATCCTTGGTATTCTCCTGCTGGTTACAATCGTGGGCATGTAAGAGGTGCAATTAAACTTGCATATAATCCTAAGAATAGTGAAAGAGATCAATTATATCGTAAACGGATTAACCCTGTGGTTAATTTCCCTGGCCAGGGAGTGTTACTCTTTGGTGATAAGACTGCTCTTTCCAAACCAAGTGCATTTGACCGAATAAATGTTCGTAGGTTATTCTTGGTTCTTGAGAAGGCAATTGCAACTGCTTCTAAATATCAACTCTTTGAGTTCAATGATGAGTTCACAAGAGCTCAGTTTAGAAGTATGGTAGAACCTTTCTTACGGGATGTACAGGGAAGACGAGGCATCTTTGATTTTAAGGTAGTCTGTGATGCGTCTAATAATACAGGTGAGGTTATTGATCGTAACGAGTTTATTGGTGATATTTACATCAAACCTGCTCGGTCAATTAACTTTATTACCCTAAACTTTATTGCGGTACGAACTGGTGTCGCCTTTAGTGAGGTAGGAGGTTAATCATGGCTAATATAGATGACTTTAGAGCTAAACTACTTGGCGGTGGGGCTCGTGCTAATCAGTTCCGAGTAACGATTACTCAGCCTACTGGTATTTTCATTGGTTTAGATGTTGAAAGAACTTCTTTTATGGTTCGCTCATCAAATTTGCCGGCGATGACATTAGGTGAAATTGCGGTTCCTTTTCGTGGCAGAAGTATTTACATTGCCGGAGATAGAACATTTGATGATACTTGGAGTACAACTTTCCTGAATGATACAGATTTTATGATCCGTAACGCAATGGAGAGGTGGTCAAACGGTATTAATAATTTAATTAGTGCTAAAGGCGTAACTAATCCTAATGCGTATCAAGTTGATTTAACAGTAGTGCAGCTAGATCGTGATGATACACCTTTGAAAAGTTATATTTTCAGAAATGCATGGCCTACCAGCATATCGTCAATAGACCTAACTTCTGAAGCTGCTGATGCCATTGAGGAGTTTGAGGTTACTTGGAGATATCAACACTTTGAACCTACCGGAATTGGTCTTGCCGCTGGCGGCTTAGCGGGTTAGCCCTGGAAGCTTCTATGGCTTTTAGTCGGGCCCGCATAGCAAAATTTAGCAATCGGGTGAGTCTAATTCTAACTTATAAGTTAGATTTTGAACCTACTAAATAGTATAAAGTAGGAGATATTATGGCGTCACTTTTCGGTTTTAGTATACAACGATCAAAAAAGGATAAGGGGGGTGAAGTAACATTCACTACCCCTGATTCTGATGATGGTTCTATAGAAATTAGTGGTGGTGGTTTTTTCGGGCAAATCCTTGATACGGATGGCCGGGAAAGAACCGAATTAGATTTAATCAAGCGGTATCGTAACATTTCTCAGCAATCAGAGTGTGATGCTGCGATTGAAGATATTATTAATGAAGGTATTGTGGCGAATCAAACAGATTCTGCTGTACAGATTGATCTTGAAAGAATTCCATATCCAGATAAAATTAAACGAAAAATTAGATCAGAATTTGATGAAGTTTTGCGGTTGCTGGATTTTGGCATCAAGGGTCATGATATTTTTCGTAAATGGTATGTTGATGGCCGGATATATTTTCATAAAGTTATTGATACAAAAAATCCGAGAAAAGGAATTAGCGAGCTGCGTTGGATTGATGCTGCTAAAATCAAAAAAGTAAGGGAAATTCAAAAAGAACCAGATAAAAAATCTGGTATTGAAATGATTAAAAAGATTGATGAATATTTTATATATAATGATAAAGGTATTCAAGGTGCGGGATTCGGTGGAACCGGAATTAGTCAGGGAATTAAAATTGCTTTAGATTCTATTACATATGTTCCTTCCGGTTTAATAGACGGAAATTCAGGTAGCGTTAGGTCTTATTTACATAAAGCAATTAAGCCTGTTAACCAGTTACGCATGCTTGAGGATGCGATTGTTATCTATCGTATTTCCAGAGCTCCTGAAAGACGCATCTTCTACATTGATGTGGGTAATCTACCTAAGATTAAAGCTGAACAGTATCTAAAAGATGTTATGAATCGCTATCGTAACAAACTTGTGTATGATGCTACTACAGGAGAAATTAGGGATGACCGGAATCATATGTCAATGCTTGAAGATTTCTGGCTTCCTCGGCGTGAAGGTGGTAGAGGAACAGAGATTACTACCTTGCCTGGAGGCTCGAATCTAGGTGAGATTGATGATATTGTATATTTTCAGCGGAAGCTATATCGCTCACTTAATGTTCCAATCTCTCGGCTAGAAGCAGAATCAAGTTTTTCTCTTGGAAGATCTTCAGAGATTACACGGGATGAATTAAAATTTACCAAATTTGTTCAACGTATACGGAAGAAATTTACACCACTATTCACTGATATATTAAGAACGCAGCTGCTTCTTAAAGGAATTATCGCACCAGAAGATTGGCCAAAAATTCAGGAGCATATTACATATGACTTCTTAGAAGATGGTCATTTTGCTGCGCTGAAAGAATCTGAACTTTTGGAAGATCGAATCAATCAGTTGGGGAGCATTGAGCCATATATTGGTACATTTTTCAGCAAGGAATTTGTGATGAAGAAAGTGCTTCATTTAAGCGACGCCGATATTCAGACTTTGCGTGATCAAATCAAGAAAGAGATTGATACTGATCCATTGGATGGTGGAATTGTTGTTCCGCCAGATGGTGGTGATGGTATTAAAAGAATACCAACTGATCAAGCTGGTATGCCAATTGATCCAGAAATGCCAGCAGATGATCGAGCTCGTATGGCTGTGGGTATGCCGCCTGAAGGTGAAGAAGAACCACAACCAAAATAATTATTGAAAGGAAGTAAAATGAGTAAAGAATTTGTACAAGCAATTATATCATCTGATAATATAAGGGCAGAAAAGGCCTTTAACGATTCTATTTCTACAAAGGTTGGTCGGGCTTTAGAGATAAAGCGCAAGGAGATTTCTCAAAGCATTGTTTCAAAAAATATGATAGAAACTGACTAAAAATGAAAAGAATTGAAGAAATATATGAATCTACGGTAGTAGAGAAAGATGAGCATCGTAAATCTAAGGAATATAAAAAATTATCTCCTAAGATGAAGGATGCTATTGACTTAATTTTCAAAAAAATGGATGATAAACCTTCAGATTTCCTAAATACTTTTGAGAAAACAATTAAAGATATATCAAAAAAATTCAAAGTTTCTGAAAAAGAAGTAATGAATTATTTTGAAAAAGAAATGTTGTCAATCTAGGAGTTAATAATGGCTATTACAACTCAAACATTAATGGATAAAGATTGGGAAGTTGTTACTAAAAGTACGATTACTGGTACAAATGGAACTGCTTTGAAAGTTGTTGATGTATCTGCTCTTGAAGGTGCTGCAACTGATCCTAGAGTAACTATTGTTGCAATTTGGTGGACGGTTAGTTCTGTTACTGAAATTGAGTGGAATGCCGATTCAAATGTTACTGCATTTACGCTAAATGGGAATGGTAATTATAATGCTGGTGGTCAAGCATTGCCTTCTATTGCAAATAATGCTAGTACAGGTATAGATGGAGACATTTACATAGAAAATGATAGCGCTTGCACTGGAACTGTAATAATTAAAATGAGAAAAGTTT